TCAAGGTATTGACTTTCACTAATGCAGTGATTGCGTTGACTTGTTCAACAAGGCTGTAATTGTATAATGAACGAGGGTTAAAAGTGAAATACATATCAGGTTCAACAATCAATCTATTCAATGTCTGTTGAATGATTTGAGCGATTGACATGATTTTTGTATTAATGAAATTGTTCCATTCGTCCTTGCTATAGCTACCCACTCCAAGCGCAAAACTTGGTATGCCCAATATTGATGCAACTGTTTCCTTATCAACCTTCACCGATTCATGAATAGCAAGGTCTTCTAAAGTCAAAGGTTTAATAGTTTCAAACCGAACCAAGCCATCAGGCAGTAACAAAGGTTTATTTTTGTCTTTGCGTTTCAAGTATTTTTCTTCAAACTTTTCACGCTCATCTTCATCCAAATCTGCATCGCTATCCACCATCATGACTAATGACGGCATATATTCGCTAGACATGAATGATCGTTTAGTTGCTGAAGCTTGTTTCAGGTTATGCGTGACATCATTAAGATTGACCTTGTAACTCGTACCCATAAACGCTAGGTTTTCATCAGGATTTAAAACAAAATGTAACAAATCCTCAGGTGCATAATCTTTATTTTTATACCTAATTGCATAGTCAAATTCATCTTCTAAGTCATGATAAAAGCTGACTTTGCTTGACGATAAAGGTTTTAATTCCTTAACTTCACCATTTCTTGTGATAGGCATAACAACTGCATTACCGTTCAGCATCATAGATTTCACAATCCAAAAAATGAATGATTTGCGTGTTTGATAACTGTTAGGTGCGATATCAACCAATCGACTTAATTCGTTTTTTACTCTTGCGTCACCTTTGTCTCCATTTTTCATCAACTGAATAGTCATGTTACTCACAAGGTCTGCAATGGTATTGACGGCTGTAACAACTTCGGGGCTATCACTTAATTTTGTATAGCCACTTACCAAGATATTTTCAGTGTCGCTTGACATGAAATAACCTATTTTGCTACTTGTTTGTGTCTCTGTCTGTGTTGACCGTTTAAAATAATCTCTAATTCCCATAATTTTTCTTTCTCACCTCCTTTAATCTAAAATGTTTTTAACTTTTGCTTTTGACTCCATATCTTCAAGCATTGCTACTGCACCAAAAGTGCTTGCATCAAACAAGTCAATTTTCATGTTCTTACTAATCTTTCTTATCCTCAACCATCCGTTATAAAGTTCTTCTGCTCGCACATTACTCACACAATATTCATAACTGCGATTATGCAAGTAATAAAACTCTGCGTTCTTTACCTTGTTTTCAATCCTGCGTATGCCAATAGTTTTGATACTAGGAAGCTGTGACGCATCTTTCAATTTAAATTTCTCTGCCCTCATTGTTATCGCAAATTCCATAGCAGATTTCTTATCAAAATTGACCTGTTTTATTTTGAATCCCATTTTTTTCATCATGACAAACCAACCTGTGATATCTGAGGGTTGCACAACATCAGTATTTGATAGGGTTGCCCAACCTTCTTCTTGCCATTCCTGTAAAGGCATGTTACTTTCTTGTGCTTTGGCAATTGCTAATGATAAAGGAAAATAAGCTTGACTAATTACAATGTCAATATCTTTAGTTATCTTGTTGCCGTTTTCGTCTTTTTCTTTATATTTGTAATTGGCGTATAGACCACTCGCTGACAAGTCATGTAGGACTGATAAATCTGCGTAACCATACCAGTTTAAATTTAACTTTAATAAATCGTCTATGCTCCAGTCATATAAACTATCTGAGTATTTAAATTCATCAATGTCAAAGAATGTTTCTGAACTCGCTGTGAATACATTAAGTGTTTTATTCTTAAATTCGTTTCTTGTACCCTCGTCACTGTCCAATGCAATCTTTGCATCATTAACCAACAAATCTAAACTTACTGTTTCTCCAGCACTTGGATTGACTGCTTCAATTAATTGCGCATCATCTATTTCAGTGATTTCGCCAGTCAAAGGATTTAAAAAGTTACCTTTGTTGTCCCTACCTGCCGTGCAAAGATAAATGAAATATCTATCATATTTACTTTCATCTTTGATTGTTTTGTTAAGAACTTTTTTTAATAACTCAACACGCTCATCAAGAAAACAACCTATGTTGTCGCCTGCGGTTGAAACTGCAAGTAACATGCGTGAACCTGAATAAGACTTCATAGCATCTTTCATCAATGTATACCTTTTCGGTCTCTTGAAAGCATGAACTTCATCGGCAATTATAGTGTTTGCAATCAGCCCATCAAGATATTTTTCGTCAGCTCCGATTGCTCTTATTTCTATGTGTCCTTGACCAATATCGCAATTTATCGAATGTTCTTGATTATTAGCTCGCATGCGTGGTTTAAACTTTTCTTTGTTGTGTTGCAAATTCAAATTGTGCTGAATGAAATTAAATGACACTTTTGCTTGACTTAAACTATTAGCTACTATATAAGTTGTAGCTCCGCTGTCAGCATCAATCAAACTCTTTGCCCAAGTTAAACTTGCAACAAATGTTGTCTTACCACTTTTTCGGGGCAAGAATAAAAGCACTTCCTGAAAGCGCCTAATGTTAGTATTTTTAATAAAGAAACCGAAAAGATTGACTGTCACAAAGATTTCCCATCTTGTTAATTTGATTGGGTTGAGCCTTGCACTTTCGCCTGTGATTGTTTCGCCTTTTTCGGGGAAAATAGTTCCTTGAATTAAATCTATTGCAAAGTCAAATTGATTTGACTTGAAATCTAAATCATCTCTTTGCAAATCATCTAAAAATCTTTGACATGCTTGTACTTGTTCAACATTAGCAATCTTTCTGCCTGTGATTAAATCATTAGCAAACTCTAAAGCAGTATTTAAATTTGGGCTTTTAATTTCTGATATATCCAAGTACATCACCCACTTTTCAAGCCATCAAATAGTTTGTTAAATGGATCGTCAGGATTAGTCTTTAGGCTGATTTCGCTGTCTTTATTTGATTTAGCGTTCAGCATCAATCTGTCTGAGTAAGTTCCAATATCTTTTCTGAGATTTTCCAAGGTTGCAAGAATGGGGCTTTTTTTACCACCACTTTTTTCTGTTTCCATTACAACTTCATAGCCACTTTCTTCAAATTGTTTAGTCAAAATGTAGTATTGATGTAGCAAATCTGCATAGACTTCAACAAGCTGATTATACTGTTTTTTATAGGTGTTTAGCTCTTTCATATAAGCTATCGTGCGCCTTTTTATTGTGTCTTTTTGCGGTATATTTTTACCTGCCATTTTCTTGCTCCTTTCATTTAAATTCTACGGAAAAATATTTTCAAACTACCTGAGGTGGGGAAAAGACCCACTTATGCCTTTCTCCCATTACCTTTTCTCGCATCCACAAAAGTGGGGGGTCTCATCATAATCTTATTTATTCTTTAAATTTATTTATTTTATTTTTTATTTTTAATATAATTATTAAACTCAACTTTTCTTTTGCCCTGATATTCTTTACCCAACTTAGTTGCTTCATCAGTCACACGGTTGTGCATCTTATTGTGGCAACCATTACACAAGCTCACCAAGTTCCAATTAACCAAACCTAACTCACTATAATCATCATAAAAATAAATATGATGAACTACTCTAGCTTCCTTGCTTCTGAAATATCTTCTACAATTCTGACATTCATAGCCATCCCTTTTCAGTATCTTAGCACGCTTATCAGTCCACTTATTACTTTTATAAAAGCTACCATTGTTTGTCCTACTCATTCAGACCCCTAATCAGCTCAACAACATCAACAATCTTCATTTCAATAGCATCAGCTATATCATCAGCTATATCATCACAAACTATCTTAATAGCCAACCCAAATCTTATTACTAATTCAACAATCGCTTTAGATATCTCATTCAATAACTTAACCACTATCATATTTCTAAAACTTTCATTCGCAAATCAGTCAGCTCTTTAATAATCTTCTTGTTACTGTCAATAACTTCATTAACATTATCGTTTGCCCAGCCTGCCAGTGACATTAAAGCACCCATGCCATTTTGCTGATTCAAACCCTCAATCTTCTCATCAATAATCTCAATCACATCTTTCAATTCAACTTGTCTATTCATCGACTAACTCCTTATATTTACTACATAAAGTTTACATTTGTAAACAATACAAACAAAATAAAAGAGAAGTATTTAAACACTTCTCTTTTACGGCATGAAAGATTTATGAAAAATATAGCAAAATTATCAATTTTTAAGGGGGTTCTCTTATTATCTTTCTTCACTATATATACTCCGCCCGTCCTCACTTTTTAAAAAATTAAAACAAAAAAAGCTAAAGCATAATGCTCTAGCCTTACAATCTTTTATGCTACCTTTAGCATATTTTCTAACTTGTCTTTTTCATCATATTGGTGTTAGTATAGTTTCATAGACAAATTTTGGTAGAATTTTTTCAAGAGGGGAAAGACTATGACACGAAACAACTATGACCAAACATTCAAAG